AGCTGATCCACTAGAAATACTTTCCATATACAATGTTTCCATCTCTTTGTATTTTGTTTCGTATACCTCTTTCTTTTCTTTCCGATTAGAAGATAACCAATCTTGCATTTCAGAAATACTAGAAGACAAAGCTTCATATTTCGTAGAATCCATTGTTGATTTTTGATTTTCTAATTCACTTTTCACATGAAATAGATATCCTTCTAATTTATTTACACTTTCTATTTGTTCTTTTACAAGATCATCTTCTTGTTTATATTTTTCAGCTTCTTCTACCATTCTTTCAATATCTTCTTTGCTTAAACGTCCTTTGTCATTGGTAATCGTAATCTTGTTAGATTTACCAGATGACTTTTCAGCAGCAGAAACATTTAAAATTCCATTTGCATCGATATCAAACACTACTTCAATTTGTGGTTGACCTCGTGGCATAGAAGGAATTCCATCTAATTGAAATTTACCTAACAATGTATTATCTTTTGTCAATGCTCGTTCTCCTTCATATACTTGAATTAAAACACCTGGTTGATTATCTGCATACGTTGAAAATGTTTGTGACTTTTTTGCAGGAATGGTTGTATTGCGATTAATTAAATTAGTCATGACACCACCAGCGGTTTCTAAGCCCAGACTTAAAGGACAAACATCTAACAATAATAAATCAGAAATCTTTTCATCTTTAGAACCAGATAAAATAGCACCTTGAACAGCAGCACCATAAGCTACACATTCATCAGGATTGATAGATTTACATAATTCTTTATTATTGAAATATTCACTCAATAGTTGTTGAATTTTAGGAATTCTTGTTGAACCACCCACCAATACAATTTCATCAATTTTATTTTTTGATAATTTAGCATCACGTAGAACTTGTTCTACTGGTGCAATCGTCTTTCGGAATAAAGATTCACATAAATTTTCAAATTTAGCTCTAGTAATACTTGCATTAAAATCTAATCCTTCATGTAAACTATCTAGTTCAATATTGGCAACAGTACCAGAAGATAATGTTCGTTTTGCATTCTCACTTGCTGTTCGTAATCTTCTTATGGCACGCTTATTATCCGAAATATTGATCTTATGTTTTTTTTGAAATTCTTGGACAAAATGACTTACCAAAAGAGTATCAAAATCTTCACCACCTAAATGTGTATCACCTGCTGTTGCTTTCACTTCAAAAATAGAATCATCAATAGATAAAATAGAAACATCAAATGTTCCACCTCCACAATCAAAAATCAAAATATTTTGTTCTTGACCAGACTTTTTCTTATCTAATCCATAAGCAATCGCAGCAGCAGTAGGTTCATTAATAATTCTTAAAATATTCAATCCAGCAATAAGTCCCGCATCTTTCGTAGCTTGACGTTGTGAATCATTAAAATAGGCAGGTACAGTAACTACGGCGTCTTTCACTTCTTCTCCTAGAAACGCTTCTGCGATTTCTTTCATTTTAATTAGAACCATTGCACTTATTTCTTCTGGTGAAAACACCTTTTCTTCATTTTTATACTGAACTTGTATCATTGGTTTATTGTTTTGATTGATTACATTATAGGATAAATGTTTCAAATCGCGTTGTACTTGTGGATCATCAAATTTTTGACCAATCAAACGTTTCGCATCAAAAACAGTATTGGCCCAATTTTGAGAGGCTGATGATTTGGCAGCATCACCAATCAATCGTTCTTCTGCAGTAAAGGACACATAAGAAGGTGTCGTACGATGTCCTTGATCATTTGCTATAATCTCTACATGATCGTTTTGCCATACACCCACGCATGAATAAGTTGTGCCTAAGTCAATACCAATTACGCGTGTCATTGTATATGAAATGTATGAATAATATTTATATTCTTTTCTTCGAACATTGAACTTTTTGATAGAAATATCTTTTTAGAATTGAACTTACTTCATAGACTTTTTAGTTCCACTTTTCGCTTTCGTTCCACTTTTCGCTTTCGTTCCACTTTTCGCTTTAGTCCGTTTTTTACTTTTTCGTACGCTTCTTATCAAATAATGATCGGGTATAAACTTAAGTGTATAGATAAAATCGTCTTTACCCATTTGACAATGATCTGCACTTACTGCTTGTGGATTAGAAGTGAGCATTTGTAAAGAAGTGATTGTCAAACATCGCTTTTCTGTTTTTGATAAATGAAAGAGACGATGTTTTGATTTATAAGCACTTTTTATCTCGCTTAGAGGTAAAAGACCACCAAAAAAACCAAGAGAACGTAGAGCAAGAAAAGGATTTTTCTTTTTTATATTTTCCAATCTAGGTACTAGGGTAGTATCCACTTTTTTACATTCATATTTAATATTTGAAAAATCTTTCTTTAGTTCTTCCATCTTATCTTTGGTAAATGCTAAACAAAGCATATTCGGTATCCAAAAATAAAAGGAATCTTCTTTTGAATTCATATGTTCTAACAATGGGGTTTCTTCGCCACTTATCCAATCCATGACAGGTATAGGCTCTTTAATTTTCTTCCAATGATACTTTTCAATAGTTGTCGGTAGAATATCTTTGTCATGATACACAATGGAAGGATGAATCAGTTGAGTGTTGGATGATGAACTTGTTGAATGAAAAGGAGATTGTATAAGGGAAGAGTTGGCAGAGAGAATAACAATCATTTCATTTGGATTTGGTCTCCATGTCAGTATAACCATATTAGATGAATAGGCAAAAAAATAAATATAAAAAGTGCCCATCACTGCAAAATGATTAAGAGATGAGATTAGACCACACACAACTGGTTGGAGTAAATATGGACGGGAGATTTCAGTCAATCCTTCATATCTATGGCCTTCCCAAAGTTGCATTTTATGATCATTTTTATTGTCATCTCTATACAGAACCAATGTTTCTTGAGTTAAACACATTGTGAATGTCAACATAGTCCTACTTGTCTTCTGTTCTTCTTGTATATGCCGTTTGCTAAAACTACGATGGGTATCTTCGGAGGGAAAAAAAGTAACAAACGTGACATCTGAACTAGAACCTATAACTATTTCTAATGAATTTGGTTTAAATAAGCATTGACATATTAATAATTCTTCATCCAACTGGATTTCTTGGATCCTCTCTTTGATATCAGTGTCAAAAACAGTTAGAACATTGTCTTCATTGATATAAACTAAATATTTTCCATTTTCAGACAATGCTACACATTCAACCACAACATCAATGATATAACTTTCATTATTATATTCTACAACTATGGACTCATATTCTTGATACACAATGATTGGATGTGTATTTTTAAAGGCTACTGCGAAAGATTTTAGAAAAGGATGAACTAAATAATTAAAATGTTCGATTCGTTTTAGATCAGGGTCCCATATACAGATATAATTATCACCAATGGTAACAAGAACTGTTTCTGTACAATAAAGTAGTCTAACTGGTTCTATTTGTTCGCTCTGTTGTTCCATCACCCGACTTGTTTGATTTTCTAAATCCCAAACACGAATGGGATAAAAACGAACATCATTATATTGATAGGCTACCACTAGAAATGAGTCATTTATAAAACCAAAAGCGGTAATAGAAGGTAATTCAGAAGGATCACCTTCTACAATATGATTCGCTTGCCATTCCATTCTTTTCTATACTATTAGAAAATAAAGTTAAAAGGAGAAAATCTCTAGTTCTCTTAGTTAAACAGTTGGAAAATATTCCCAATCCAGATAATTACATACTTTTTTCCAAATCATATCTTGTTCTAATTGTTTAATACGATCTTTCATCATAGGTATGAATGGCAAGTATTGTTTCTGGTCTAATAAAACACATAATTGACACAAAATATACGTATAATTAAAAAAGTTTGTTCTTGTGATGGGACAAAAGATAGCCCATGGTTGTTGAATTTCTATAAATAGAACACATAATGTTTCAATTAATTCTTCGTCCATAATAGGTGGTTTAATACCCAAAATAGAATTAATATATTGAATATGTTCAAAATATTTATTATACCCCAATATACTTAAAATATTTCGCATTTCGTTATAATTCATTTCTGATATTTTCTTACGTTCTTTAATAATTCGTTGTTTTACTGTTTCTAGAACTTCTTCTGGGATTTTCGTGGTTTCTTTTGCTTGAAATTGAGATAAAATTTCTTTGAAATGATTTAAACGAATATAAGCGGTATANGATACTTCATTTGGCATTTCTTTATTCAATGGTTTCTGATTATCTACAATATGTACCATAAATTTTCCACATTGAATATTATTACAAATTAATATTCCTTCTTCTTCCAAAGGGATAAGTTCCCCTTGATTGCACAAGAGACAAGTATCTGAATCAATTAAATAATCTTGTAGTTGATAAATATCATTTCCGACATTTTTCCAATATTGATGATATATTTGTTTGGATGATTTATATTTTTCATTATTCAAATTAGAACTTTCTTCATTTAATCCTTTAATACGAAAAAATTTATTAATGGTAATAATATCTTTAATATTTTCTCCACTGGATATTTTTTGTTTTTCTTCATAATAATGAAATATATATTTGGAATTGTCTAATAAATATTTTTTCTTTTGATTTTTTAATTGAGATAATTGTTTTTTCATTTCTTTCCATTTATCAATCAGTTCATAATATTCTTCACTATGTTTATTTTCTGTATTCTTAATACGAGAATAGAAAACAGATAGTTCCTCATGTAACTTTGGAATGGTTTCTTTTTCTATAACATGAAAAATATTTACCATATCTTGATGTTTTTCATCTATAGATAAATTTTTATCTTTCTTTTTTTCATTCATTTTTATATAAGAAAAAAGAAAAAAGTTTATATTCATTCCTTTCATTCAATTATATTTTTATTTTTAGCTTTCTACTAGAAAAAAAGAAATAGAGTATTTTTCTTATTCTGATTCTTGATATACTTTATTCTTTCTTTCCTTTTTTCTACATAGAATGTAACTTTGTAAAAAAATATCTTTCAAAAATTAAAATCTTTAGGGATAATATACAGAACCGAAATGGCAGGAGCATTGATGCAAATCGTCGCCTATGGCGCACAAGACTTATTCCTTACTGGAACCCCCGAGATTACTTACTGGAAAGTGTCATATAGACGTCATACCAACTTTGCCATGGAAAGTATTGAACAAACTTTCCAAGGACAAGCTGACTTTGGACGTAGAGTTAGTGCCATTCTATCCAGAAATGGTGATTTGGCTTACCGAACTTATTTACAAGTTACTCTACCTGAAATTAACCAGAGTATGAAGAATACTGGAACATTTGGTGTATATGCTCGTTGGTTGGATTATATTGGTGAGCAATTGGTTGCCTGTGTGGAAGTGGAGATTGGAGGTCAGAGAATTGACCGTCAATATGGTGACTGGATGCATATCTGGAACCAGCTTACTATGACCTCAGAACAACAGAAGGGATACTTCAAGATGATTGGTCATACTACTCAGTTGACTTATATCACAGATCCTTCTTTTGCCAATGTTGCTGGACCTTGTGCTGCTTCTGGAGGACCTTCTCAGGTTTGTGCCCCTAGAAATGCTCTCCCAGAAACTACCCTTTACATTCCTCTTCAATTCTGGTTTACAAAGAACCCTGGTTTGGCTCTTCCTTTGATTGCTCTTCAGTATCACGAGGTGAAGATCAACTTGGATATTCGTCCTCTAGGAGAATGTTTGTGGGCAGTGTCTTCGCTTGATAACTCTACTGGAAGTACGGTCAGTGTTAGTTCCGCTTATCAACAATCATTGGTGGCTGCATCTCTTTACATTGATTATATTTTCTTGGATACCGATGAGAGACGAAAGATGGCACAGAATCCTCACGAGTATTTGATTGAACAACTTCAATTCACTGGTGATGAATCTGTTGGATCTTCTTCTAACAAGATTAAGCTCAACTTCAACCATCCTTGCAAGGAACTTATCTGGGTGGTTCAGCCTGATGCCAACGTTGATTACTGTTCCTCATTGGAGGGTGGTGCTACCTTGTACAAGACCCTTGGTGCTCAGCCCTTTAACTACACAGATGCCATTGATGCTCTTCCAAATGCAATTCATGCTTTCGGTGCACCAGATGCTACTTCTGGAACGAATGCATTTATTGCTACCAATGGTCTTTTCCAGATGCCTGGTTCTGTTGATATTGCTGTCGTGGCCAGCGATACCCCCTCAAACGGTCAAACGAACATTTGGCAATCGTATGGAACCACTAATTCAGATGTTCCATTTTACTCTCAAAACGGCACCCCCACTTCAGCTATCGCATCTGGTGTTTCTGATGCAGGAACCTTTGTTTTGGCTGAGACTGCTTTGGATATGCACTGCTGGGGTGAGAACCCAGTGGTTACTGCCAAACTTCAACTCAATGGACAGGACCGTTTCTCAGAACGTGAAGGATCTTACTTTGATGTTCTCCAGCCCTTCCAGCACCATACTCGTGCTCCTGATACAGGTATTAACGTTTACTCGTTTGCTCTCCGACCTGAGGAACATCAGCCATCTGGATCATGTAACTTCTCACGTATTGATAATGCCGTTCTTCAATTGGTTCTATCCTCTGGTGCGGTTGCAAATACCTCTACCTCTAAGGTCCGGGTATATGCTGTTAACTACAACGTACTGAGAGTTATGTCGGGTATGGCTGGAATTGCATATAGTAACATTTCGNGTATTGTATCTGACATGGAGGATCTTGCGTGGGCATAATGGGCATAAATTAAAATTCACACCAACAAAATATAAAAAAGCAATGATTCAAAAAATGGTATTTTTTTTTATTTTTTTTTATTTTTTCAGAAAAACAAAAATAAGTAAAACCGCACAAAAAATATAAAAACTTCATACTATAAAAATATATTATGAATACCAAAATGACACCAGTACAAAAGATAAACATTCAAGAGAATTGTGGTGAATTGACTTTTCAGGATCAACAATACTTGGTTGATTTTGAAGTTATGAATAGTTCAGAATTGAGAGATAAAATAAGAGTGAAATATGAACTTCCTATAAGTGAAAATTTGTACTATGATGTTCTTTTCTTGTCACAAAAAAATCTTTTATGATAAAAATAAAATAAAAAAATTAACTATTATAATACTTATATGCTCATTTTTCATCCGGAAGTACATTCTTCTGAATATAACAAAAAAATAAACACCTTAAAAGAAAAGGCAAAAAAAGGTGAACTTCTTTTATTACTTGAATGCAAACAATATT